CTTCTACAGTCATAGATGAACCATCCTTATTCTCATAAGCAGCCCAAGTCTTAGTTACATTCCAGAAGTTATCAGCAGCCTTTAATCCGTCTTCATCGCTCTCGAAATGTATAAAATAGCCACCATCACTAGCCTGACTTCCTTGGCTGTATTTTATACCTTGTTTGTCAAGCCATTTAGTGAAGTCTGTTTTAGACCCACCTTTATGATAACCCTTTATGTTACCAGGGTTTTTGTTAAAAGTTCCGTGGGTTACCCCTTTTGGTTTAGTTACAGCCATGTCTATTTATGTTTCCAAGTATTCATTTCTTTTTCAACGTACTGACCTAACTTAGCGTAATCACCAGTCATAGCCATTTTCTTTATGCGATTCATTGCAGGTTTGTCAAACACTCCTTCACCTCCTGTAAGTTCCATACCTACAGGCTTACCTTGCTTATCCACAACGGTCAAAGGATTTTTAGAGTGACTATAACTACCTTTAGTTTCGCCACCATTCTTAAACTTATTTCCAGATACAAAGCTATAAGGGTTTTTAGTAGATGATGTATTGGCTGCTAATTGACTAGCTACGCCAGCACCACTTACAACAGTATCTGTAGCCATAGCCACATTCACACCGTCCTTCACGGTATCAACAGCTTGGAGTATTTTAGTTGCTCCTTTAACATGTTTAGCATATTTAGCACCAGAAAGTCCTAACTTGGCTAACGCCAACCCTTGACCTTCAACAGGAATCATCATTGCAGCATTAGCGACTGCATTAGTTGAATGCTCTTTAACTCCTTCAGTATCTCCAGTAGCATAAGCATATCCTGCTCTACCTGCAGATATTGCAGTATTAACCCCATCAGCTACAGCTCCATAAACAGGAGCCATGCCTAAAGCAGTTAACCCTACTTGAGTGTTATCTAAAGTCCTTTCGCCATTAGCTATATAACTATTCATTTTATTGGAAACTCCATCAAGAAAATCGTTATCGCCATACCAAGGTTCTTTTGCTTGAGATATTGTGCTGTTAGGTTTGTATGGATCTACCACACCACCTTCTGCAAACATAGCAGAACGTTCTCCTTTAGCTATAGATGTAGATTCTAATTCTTCCTCTGTAGATTCAAGTCTATCAGCTTGTTCTGCTGCCTTTTCAGCTTGACCCTTCTTTACTAAACCAACTCCAGCACCAACTGCCGCACCTGCTAAAGCTCCCCAAGGACCTAGAGCAGCGCCCATAGATGCGTATTTTAAAGCAGAACCAGCAACATCAGCTCCGTCATATTTGTCAGGAGTCTTATCTAATTCAGTTACGGCTGTAGATGCTATACCTAATCCAGCACCCATGATGGCGTTTTGATTACCCTTTCTAGTTGCTTTCTCTCCAGAAGTTTCGTTAGCCCTCATGTCTTGCCTTGCAGCTCTTCTATCTTGCCTAGCAGAACTTCCAGCTATAGCGTCAGTGACTCCACCTCCAGCATACTTAGCCATCTGTCTGTTGCCATAGAACTTCTGCAGCTCAGACCTCTTTTCTTGTTCAAAGTTTAACATACTATATATTTGTAGTTCTATGGTGAACTAATGCTGAGAAAAGTTCAACCTCTTCAGTGGCACTAGATTTAATTGTAACTATCAAGTAGTTACCTTTCATTTTCGTAGTAGCTGCTGGATCTCCAGTCAAGTCCCTTATTGGTAGTATGTGCTTTCCAGCTCTCATCTTACCTAAGTTAGATCCAGTATTTGATATTGTATTACCTAACGAATCTACAAATTCAAAGGTAGTGAATTTCTCTGCGTTAGCATTGCCAGATAAATATAGAACCAATTTATCAAACACCTTAGATGTATAAACGTTTTCGTTTACTACAAAAGTAACCTCCATATCTGCAGAACCAGCAACCTCATAGAAGGCGTTTTGATTCACAGACTCACCATCATGTTTATATACTTTAGAGTCATCTAAACCGTTAAAAACCTTATAACCAACTGAGTAAGTTTCCCCTGACAAGTTCACAGACATGCAAGAAGATTCATCTCTAGTCCCTACTATAATATCCATAAGTTCACTGTAAACTATGCTAGTCTTAGTTGAGCTATGTATACAGCAAACAACTTCGTCGTGTCTCTGATTCCAATGGAAAGAAACTCCATCACCAGATAAAGGATTATCACCTATTACTGTATCTTTATATGCATCTAAAAGGCTAGAGTTTTGCGTAGTCAAGCCTAAGTCTTGAACAGCAACACCCTGACCGAAAACAAGCTTACATAAAGACGAGTTAGCGTCGTCATACCAATAGGCTGAAGTGTTTGTAGCTATAGTGTTATTGAAATGCTGACTACCATATCTAGTGTCGACATAATCAGCCCTCTCTATTACGCTACCAGTACCTGTTGCTATAGTTATTGCAGCAACATCGTCATTAGAAACAACAACTCTAGGGTTTATAGATAATTTAGCAACACCAGTAGATTGAACTGTAAACAATTCATTTCTCAGCTTTATTAAATTATATATAGGGCCGTATGCATTATCTAACTCATAAAACTCATTAGCGTCAAAATTAGTATAAGCGTCTAACTTAGAGCCGTTTAACTTTAAGTTTGATGCCGCCACCATGTTTTCATAATTAGATATTTCTAAGAAATTTTCAGGCTTCTCTAGAAACAGCTTAGAATTGTTCGTAGCAGAGTAAGAATCATTATACAAGTAGTCGTCTTGAAATCCTGCTTGAATATCCCCCTTACCAAAATAAACTCCAGACCTTAAGTCTAGATTTATTGAGGACTCTATAGGGACTGCAAGAGCTTGGTGAGGCATTATATAAGAATCAGAAGATAGATACCCAGACCAAGGTGTGTGCATCTTTTTTAAACCAAACATATTTATATAAGTATCTCCACCAAAAACATCTACTGATGTAGTTGCTTGACTTACATCACCCACGTAAGAACCTGTAGATATATATCTAGTAAATTTGAATGCTGATACGCTGTCACCTCCATATGCCGATTCCGTCACATCTCTCAATACCTGAGCCATATGCTTTATCGATATGTATGAATTACTAAGAAGTTTCGCTCCTTGATTATCAGTCATTGGTGCAGTGAATAATAAGTCATTACCAGCTGCAAGATTTATAAATGTAGTATCGTTAGCAGCAAAAGAAAAAGCTGCATTAGTAGATCCAGTTTCTGATTGCCACCCACCAGCCCCAACAGGCTTTATGTATGAATTATCGTCTATCCTAGTTCTTCCTCCGTTTTTAAATGTAAGACCAGAGGTTGTGTTGTTGGGTCCTATAGTCCCCCAAGACTTTACATTTGTACCGAAATGGATTGATTTCTCTTCAGCAGCGAAACCTTCGTGGTCAAGAACTTGAAATAATTTAGTAAACGCAGTAGGATACCATGAATCATACTGACTATTAGTTTTAGGATCGAATCTTATTGCATGACCTTTATTGGTATCAGCATTCTGTCTGAAAGTTTTAGGGCAAAAGTAGCCAGCGCCAGCACCAAAGCTTGTAGAGTCATTCTCCCAAGCTGCTGCGATATAAGACCTAGCCAACTTATCACCACTAAGATTATTATACTCAACACCACCAATTATAGATTCTGGAGAGTCTATTGTAAACATGTCATTATAAATAGGGTCTGGACTAGTGTTAGAATGAAATATAGATACAGGGTGAGCTCCAAGCTTATTTCTCATACTCCTATTCTCAGTGTCATTAGTGTACCTAATAACGCTACTTAATAAGCCATTAAATAAAACCATTTTATCTTTATCTTCTCTCTCAGCCCTAACTATAGAGTACCCAGAAATCTTAGACCTTAAATCAGCTGAAAGGTTAACCTCAAAGCGAGGATGCATAATATAACCCCTATAATGACCAAGAACCTGGTCATGTGAAGATGTTACGCATTGAAGAGGTATGTAGTTAACTAATCCGTGCGCATCTATAGAGCTATAAGCGTCAGTTGCTTTAGGGAATCTAATATCACCTATAGGATAGGAAAATGTAGCTTGACCCGATAAGTCGTAAAACAATATAGCAAATCTATAAACTTCATTCCTTTGGTATCCTGTGTACTTATTAGCGAATACAGGATTCTTATAGTTATCATAAAATCCATCATCTCCAGTCTTAGAATCCAATCCGTAAAAAGGAGACTGAGCAGCTAAATAATCGTTACCACTATTTTCTTTCTCTGATCCAGCTTGATCGTCTATACCTTTAGAATCTAATGTAAACGACTTCAATCTAAATGAAACCCTAACACCATTCTTAGTGGGGTCTGCAAAGTCTACAGAAGATGCCCCGAAATGAGTAGCATTAGAGTCAGAAAACTTATATTTATTATTACCCTCGGATCCTGAGAAGTATAAATTAGGATCTCTTAAATCTGGGTTATTATAATCTGTAGCTGTACTAAAAGCAACCCCACCAGAATTATAAGAAACAGCCCTGAAGTCTGCGTCTATAGAATTAGATGTGTTGGATAAGTTAGACACAAACAACCTATTGTCTTTCGTTTTTAAATCCTTACCTGTAGTCCAAGATATTGAGCTTGATAAAATCTGACTAAGTGGTATTGCTATTTTAGTTTCAGCTCCAGTATGTTGGCCATTAAAAACAGATCCATATAACTTAGAGTCGATTATTATATTAGCATCAATAGCTCCTTCTGTAGAAATAGTTCTTAATGCTATTACTTGTATATTCTCATAAGTTTCGTCTGGTATTGAAACACTAAAAGAAATATACTTACCAGAACTCTCTGATTCGCCACCACCTTCTATATCGTGGTATTGAGATGACTTTGCTGTTTTATATACAGATACTGGATTAGTTATAGGGGAAATTAAAGAACTATTACCTCCTTTAGTTGTTAATCTATAACAATATCTATATGACCCACAGGCTAAAGCTCCTCCATCACTAACGGAAGTAATTTCAGCTGGAGATAATGGAGAGGCTTTAAAGACATCTAAATCCCCAGCAGAAAGACTTAAGTAGTAAGTCATAGATTCTTTTAAGTTAACAGACCTTAAAGGTTCGTTTCCATCTATCCAGTATATTCTATGGTAGTGTTCGTTCTCCTCAGAAGATTCTATCTTAATAATTCTTCCAGCTAAAAACCCGAAATTACCAATAAGTATGAGCTTAGCCCCAGTAAATGATCCATCAGCACCAACCACAGCTTTCCATACGTAATTAGTGGAACCACTAATAGTTAGCAAGCATATGTAATTACTGAATGAAGTCATCCCCACTATAGAGTGAGAGTCTGCAGTATCGACAGGAGCAATAACCATGTCGTAATAATCATCACTACTAGCTCCTTCAGTTAAAGCTCTAATTTCTATTTTCTTTAATGTAAGAATGTCCGTAGAAGTCACTAAAATAATAAGACTACTAGCGGATGCTATTGCTGTAATAAATAAGCCATCAGCTTCCGTTAATAAAGCAGAAGCCCCATCTACAACAGCCTTAAGTCTTGCGGGTGTATTAGTACCTGAAGTTGTATCAGTGTAATCATAAAGAACCACATTATCATCCTTTATAGTCACTCTATACCTAAGAGAACCAGGGTAAGTATCAGCTACAGATGCTGCAATTAAAGTATTGTCTAAATTAGCTTGAGTTACCGTGTAAGTCTTAGTATTTACAGACATAGATGAAGCAACCTGATGGCCTGCAACATTCTTTAATGTAAAAGCGTTATCAGATTTAGATATATTCCTAACGTTATGGCCTTTTCTATACGAGTCGCTAAGTAGTAGGTTTGCGTCTACATCAGCCTGCATACCTTTAGTAAAGGTATTTGGTTTCTTTTGCTCAGCCATCTTTTAAAATAAGTTACGTTGGTTCTTAGTCGGAGTAAGAGTGTTCCAGTATTTAGAAATACTATTCCACTGTTGCTTTGTAGGCATATTGTCATTACCTCTAGCTTGCCCGCATAACCTACCCCATTCATTCTTCATGTCTTTGTATATATATCTAGGGATTTTACCATTGTAATAATCCTTAGCTTTATACTTATACATAAGATAATGAGATACAGCGTCTTCATGGCTAGAAGCTATAGTAGGATAACCTTCGTCATCCACTGATATAGCCTCGTACTCTAAATCTAATTCCTTGTCTGATATGTCAGCATTAATATAACCACCTGAAGAATAGGTGTTTACACCGTCCAAGCCTTTGACTTGTATCATGTTAATAAAGTCATCTGGCAGTAAAGCTCTCTTATCTTTGAATGCTAGTTTAGCAATCTTCTTATCGAAGGTTACGTATGAACCTATCTTTCTCTCTGCTTCAAAAGCCCATTCAACGAAGTCGTGAAACCTCATTGCTGCATCCTGTATACCTAAATTACGTATAACAGAAGACACGACTTGTTTTACACTTATCCTTAATTGACCTTTCATTCTAGTACTCTTTAGTTTCGTTTATAAGCTCTTTAAGCCTACTCAAAGGTAAGGCTTTATACTTTTTGTATTTCTTAGGCCTCTCCCAAAGAAGCTTATTGTAGAAGTCATCTAGTATGGGGACTTTATAGTAAACTCTAACACCCGTCCTTTCTGATTCTATCATATCTAACCTAACGTGAAATGGTCTTATGTGCTTTTCTTTTTTGACGTATAGCTTTCCCATTTTCCTAGGAAGCTTATATACCTCTCTTTCTTCAGCAACAACCTTAGACACCTCTATTAGGTACGCCTCAATGATGGAGTAGTACTCTGTGTATTCCAACATCCTACTACCTCTTTCGCTTTTAACTCTTACTGACCTCTTTATAGATTGAAATATATCCTTTATACTTGTGTACTTGTGTTTATATTTCCTTAGATTTAGTTTGCTCATCTGTCTGATTGTTAGGTCTCGCTCCTTGAGATCCTATGATTATAGTAAACTCTAACTCAGCTACCTGCTTAACTAGTACACTAATCAATTCTTCTGGAATAGGATAAGTAGAAGTTTCTTCATTGAATCCAGTAACCTCTGTAGGGTTTGAGTAAGCAGCCTTAACTGAAAGAATTCCATCTGAAACTAGAGAATCTCCCTCCCAAACATACATCTTATCATTCTCTCTAGTAGCTATCTTTCTACTAGACTTTTTAACAAACCTAGCTTGACTTACAAACGACCTATCTGCATGTTTAACTAACTGAAGTATCTCGTAGTCTGAGTCAATAGCCGTACTATCCTTTAGGGATACTTCTCGTATAGCTCTGTCTTCATTAAATCCTAAAACAGACTTAAGTTCAACTCCACTAGAACTGTTGCTTAAAACGTCTGTTTGGTATATGATGTCAGAAGTCTTCCTTCCGTTATCAGTATACTGCATTAATAGATTAGCTCTATGATAATGTATCATAAACTTTATCTGTCGTAAGTCTATATCCGAATCATCAGATCCAACCCCTCCAGATACTAAATTCTTAATGTTGTACGCTATTTCTTTTAATGTTGCCATTGTGTTAATTTAAAAGAGGGACGAAGTAAGCATAAGCTACATCGCCCCTCGGTTAAGAAAGCAGGGAGCAAAAAGCATCTTTAAACTCGTCTTTCAGCAATCTCCGATTGGATTGCCTGGTATCTAACGTCTCCCAAAGTCGCTAGAATCTTACGAGCTGCAACCTGACACACTTCTTCGTGTGTATGGTTACTTAAATCTGTTATTAAGGTAGTATCGCTTAGATACTTAACATCTATTGATGTTGAAGCTGATAAACCTTTAGTATATATCTTATCTCCTGATAAGTATGCTACTGGGTTGTTTGCGTCAGCTTTATTAAAAGGATCATCTAGATATGCAGACAAGTCTGATAACTGAACAATCTTAACTCTTTTAAATGGAGAATTAGACATAACCATAGAAAGCATCTTAGAGTAATTTGCTACTGGAGTGCTTGCATCATCTACTAAACTAGAAACAGAATAAGCTGATGTATCAGACACAGAAATAGTACGAGAAAATACAATCTTCTGTAACTTATCTCTAGAATTCTGATCAACCTCAAATGAAGTGTAGTATTGACTAACAAACTCATCAACAGCCATAGCTAAAAAGCCATCCATCTCAGCGTCTGTAAAGTACGCAACATCCTCTCTATCGGTGATTAACCTTACTCTATTTCTTGCTGTACCTTCAGTCATTTCTAAGCTTTACTTGTTTTTTTAGTAGGCTCTTTATCGCCTCTCAATTCATGCTTCAAGATAGCTAAAATATCTTTGTTATCTTTTAACCAAACTAGTACCTGTTCCTCGTTGGTTCCGATAGCCTCTTTACCGTAGTAATAAGTACTGTTCTTGTAATTTAGCTTCTTTTCTCTTACAGCATCCACAATAAACACTCTTAAGTCTTTCTCTGGATCAAAGAATGTCTCCATGAAAGATTCAGGACCGTTCTGTGCTATAGTTATAATCTTAGCTCTTAAAACGTCTAAGTCAGAATGTAAATTCATTCGCTTTAATGTAGCAAATTGAATAACCTCCTTGTCAGTCATCTTAGCAGCTTGAATTACAGCTCTTGCTGAATCTAGAGTATCTGTTGTTTCTCTTCTCTCTTGTGCTTTTAAGTCTACACGAGTCCATTCATTAGACCTAACTGCTGGGTGACCTTTTAAGAATTCATCCATTAAGGCATGACCTTCATTATCTAAATCTAACATAGCAACAGGGTCTATCCACTTGATAATACCAGGCTCTCCGTTAATATCTAAATATTTAACTCTCTTTCCGTTTGATTTCTTGTAATTGGAAAAGATGTAAAATCCAAATGTTTTTGAGTCGTGAAACTCGTACTTTACAAAATTGTAACTTTTCATATCCTTGCTTTTAATTGTTTGCTTTTTAATAAAAACACACCCCCGAAGAGGTGTGTTTAAGTAATTTTATTACGATGCTGCAGACATTGCTGCCGCTGTAATAAACTGTCCATTCAAGTACCAAGTACCGTTAAGTTGGATGCACTCAATTCTATCCCCTGCCATTACTGCAGTCTTCAAGAAGCTTACAGAGACTCCAGCGGTTACGTCTTGAAGTCCAGTCCCATCTTGGATTTGTCCTACAAATGTACCAGCCATAACGTATGTGCTAGTTAGATCTGCTGCGAAGATAAAAGTAAAACTCGTACCGTTTAAGCAGTCTGGAGGTAAAGTAATAACATCAGTATCAGCCGAAGAGTCTGGTAAGAATACCATAGCACCCGTCATTTCTTCTGTTAATACTATAGCATTACTAACTAATGATGGTTCAATTATATTTAGCAATGTTTTACACCTTCGGGTTAAGTAGTTTCCACTTCTACCGATTGAGTATTCTCTATTGCCGTCTACTACGTCAGCCATTTCTTTTTTATTTAAAGGTTAAATACGCCCCCGAAGGGGCGCATATAAATTATATTACCAATCCAGTTGGTTTGAAAATACCACAAGAAAGTGGATTACGAACAATGATACCTGATTGAGTTAACCAGTGACATTCAAATCTATCATCACCAGAAGCGGCAAGCATAGACTTAGAGTCGTAAGGATTAATCATTCCTGGTACATATTTCTTAACCCAGTTACGGTTCATTCCCTCAGCACCTTTAGCAATCAATTCAATGTTTGCAACACCTTGGTTTACACCCATATCTAAGAATACCATAAGACCTGATAAGTTAGCACCACGGAATCCTCCGCCTGCAGATACAATCTCAGAACCTGCAGAATAACCTGGAGCAGCAGCAATATTCGGATCATCAAATACTGGACAGTGAGCTAAAGTAATCTTATTACCTAAGCATGTGTAAGTACTAAAGTTAGCACCAACCGCCACATCTTGACCAGCTTTATCAACCAATACAGAAGAAGCGTTTGTTCCAGAAGAGAATAATAAATCCTTCATTGCTTTGTGGAATTGAATCTTCCCTTGTGTTCCTGTGAATACTACGTATTCGTTACCAGTAACATTTTGAGCGTTCAACGACAACTGACCAATAAACTCTACTAATGCATCTTCAGTTAAATCTGCATCTTCTTCGTAAGTCATTACGTTAGATGAAGAGATTTGAGCTAACAAACCATCACCAATAATAGGCACAGAAGGATCAATAGAAGAAGCGTTAGAACCTACAGAAGAGGCAGTGTATTGAGCAACAGAAGCTTTACCGAACCAACGCATAACTTCTAAGTCATACATGAATTGAGCTTCAGTTTGTTGTTCCTTAGTAAAGAACCATAGACGGTGTCCATTGTGTTCTACCCAAGTAACATCAGTTAAGTCACGAGCATCGATAACTAATTTCTTACGAGAAATTGTTAACCAGTTCTTACGTGTTTCAGGATAAGCATATCCTTCACCAACTGTACCACCTAAAGAACCTTCAGCAAATGCGTTACCAATTACAGCAACAACAGAATCAGCAGATAATGAAGCAGTAGAAACAGTTAAAGCTCTAGTAGTAAGAACTCTTTTAGCTGAAGCTAAAGCACCTACCTCTGTTACATGGTATTGAGAACCATCAGACAAACGAATAATATCGTTAGCGTTAATCATACAAGGTGAAGTTGCTGTATCTGTAATTTCGATAGCAGTATCAGAATCACCAACAGCTACATTTGTACTACTGTTATCTACAGCAGTCTCAAGTAATTGCTTACTTCTATAGCGAGCCATAGACTTCCATTCAAAAGAGTTGTCTCCTAGTACTTTTTCACCAGCACCGAAGCCTAACTTCTCTAATAGGTAAGTTGTTGTGTATCGAGGATAAAGCTCGATTACTTTTTTTGCAATCTCTGGGTACTTTAATAAGTTAGCCGTTAGAGAATTGTCTACAGTGTTGTACTCTGCATCGTATTTAGCGTTGTATACTCTCATTTTTTCTGAGTGTTTTAGTTAAAAATTAGTTAATTAATTCATCATATCACTACGACATAAACTTATTAGGATTAAATCCTTTATCTGAGGACTTAAAGCTTTTAGAGCTTCTGTTTCCACTACTAGGTGATGTAATAGAGTCAAGAACTTTAGATTTCCCTTGTTCAACGCCTTGCGAACGAACCATTTTGAAAATCTTATCCTTGTTTCGCCAAAGAAATGCAGCCTCCGCAACATTGGCATGAGATTTAAATATATCTCCAGCGAAATCACCTTTTGTGATGTAGTTATATAATGTCTTCTTTTCTAAAGTAGTGACCTTACCTCCGAAGAAGTCGTCCTTACCTTTTATGAACTTCTGTAAGTCTTTCTTAGACTGAGCAGCTTCATTAGTTTCTTTGTCTTTAGTCTCTTTGTTTTCAGTTCTTATTCTGTCTTGTTCAGAATGAACGTGCTTATTAAGTTGCTGACGAATCATCGTAGCTTCTCTTTTCATCAACCCAGAGTCTTCTAACCTATCTACAGTATCTTCAATGTATTCCTTCTCGTATTTAGCTGCTCGCATATCAGCGATAACTAAATCCTTGTCGGTCATTTCTAGAAACCCTTTAAGGTTTGTGATAACATCGTTATCATTTACAGCAGGCTTGACAGCTTCCTTTACTTTAGCTATAAGCTCTTCTCTCGTCGCAGCTTCAATACCTATTTCAGTTCCTATCTCACCCCAATCGATGTCAGTAGTTTCTGCTTCAGTTTCAGCGTTAGCTTCATCCCAGTTATCATCTTCTACTACAGCTTCAGGAGTCTCCTCTTCAGGTTCCTCTTCTTTAGCTGTTTCGATCTGATCCCAAGAGAATCCATCATCTTCTTCAACGTCCTCAGATGAGTCATCATCTGTATTGGTTGTTTCTGAAACTACCTCCTTAGAGGTTTCTTCTACTTCTACTTCTTCTTTTGCTATCTCCGCACCATCCATAAAAGCGGAAGCGTCAAATGCTGACGTTCCAACTTCTTGTGATTCGGTAGAGGTGTTTTCAACCTCATCGATAATACTACTTCCTTCGTTTGCCATAATGTTTGCTTTTATTTCCCGCTACAAATATATTACTTTTTAACCGTACCTTTTACTGACGCTATTTCTTTGTCCGTTACAGCCTTATCTTTAGCTTGTTGAGAACTATGATCTGCCTTAACAGTCTCTAAAGAAACTTTGTTTTTCTCTCTAACATCCTCTATGTCTCTATCAGCATCTGAAGCTATCTCTTGAGATGTTACTCTAGCTTCTGCAGCTATCTCAGCAACTTTAATCTTCCCATCAATCTCCATTTGCATAAGATTCATCTTACCTTCCATCTCAGCTTGTTTGCCTTCAGCCTCAGCTTGTTGCATTTGCTGTTGCTGTTGTTGCATCTCGGCTTGTTGTTTCTGCATAGCCTCCATTCCTTGTTCAAGGACATGTTGAGCTTCAGTCATTGTATCAGCCTTAAGAACTTTAATAGTATCTAGTAAACTAATAGTACCTGACTGTAAAGCAGATTGAGACATCTGTTGAACAACTTGTTTAAGAGCATCGTCTTTACCAGAATCACCAATGAATATACCGTAGTCATTCAAAGCAACGTCAGGAAGAACTTCAAGGAATCTATACCCTTGATCGCCTAATATGAATGCAGCTTTCTTTCCACCAGCCCAAGCAACCTTCATAAGGTTAGCTACTCGCTCCAGTACACGCTTTTTAACCTCGCCATGGACATAGAACCATCCTTTGGTAGATAAGGATGATTGCACAACAGAACGTTGCACATTCCCAACGTATTCATATTGACCTACAGCACCTTCTCGTTGAGGAGATACTCCAGATATTTGACCTGCAGTCTGCTCAAGCATAACCTTTAAGTTTATCAACTGCTGAACAGAAGCGGATAAGGTAAAGTCAACTTGACCGAACTGATTAAAAGAGTGAGCTTCACCCTCTTCGTCTTTAGAGTTTATAGGGATTATACCATCGTTCTTGATGTGGTACATAACTTCTTGCATGTCCATGCCAAGATTGGTAGGCATTTGTGCAACATCATATACTACAGCTTTACCACCAGCACGAGCCATGGTAAGTTCAATATGGTACATAGTAATATTATAAAGCATTTGTATATGCTTCAATAAGTCAACTAGACTGGTTGGTTTACCAGTAGTATGATTGTAAACTACACCTACGTAAGATAATGGAGTAGAACCTGCATCATCTACAGATCTAACTTGATTAGGTCTTCTACGACATTGAACGTAAACCTTACCTCCAATACAAGTACCTTCCCAAATATCATCTACGAATCTAGTTTCAACTTTTTCGTTTTTTCTAGGCTTATAACCATCCTTAACCATCTTCTTAAAAGGATTGGCTGGGTCGTGTTTATTTTCTGAGACCTTAAAGTTTATTCCTTTGATGGATTTCCATTCAGCGGATAACACTCTAATCTTAGAAGATTTGTTATCGTCTATATCAACCCAATCAATACTACTATTAAATCTACTTAAGTCGTCAGTAGTTGCTTGACGCATATCCTCAAGTTGTCTAACGTCGTCCTCATCTAACTCATCTCTATACTCATCAAGTACTTCATTTACAGAAAGCCATCTCTCTTCACCAGCCCATTGAGCATCGTCTAAGAAATCTGTAGATATAGATTTGTCGTATATAAAGTTTCTAGGATCAACTCTACGAACATGTGGGTCACCATCTTTGATGTATATTCTGTAGAATTCTTTTGCTGAAATTAATAGATCCCTAAAACCTTCTTTAAATAAACCCTTAAGTCTCTGTTTCTCAACTATATAGTCAAGTCCGTCGTTTACACATTCTTCAATAACCTCTTTATATTCGTAACGCATGAATAGGTCGATGTCATCAGGAATCGGAAAGTCCTTGTTATCCATCTCTAATTCCATACCAAACTGACCCTCTACTTCTGAATTTATTTCAGCAAGTAATTTATTAGCTATAATAGAAACCTTAAACTTTTCTCTACGAAGAGCAGCTTCTAGGTTTATAGCTGAGACGTTTTTATCTAAAGGTCTCTCTAAATCCTCATTGGTTAGTATGTCAATCTTATTCCTAGTGATAGGATAGTTAGCCATAGTAGCTGGAGAAGGAAGATTGTACTGCTCTGTTATATAAGAGTAGTCCTCATACTCTAAATCTCCGTTATATGTCTTGTAGTTAAGCGTGTCTTTATCTGACATAGAAAGACCTTCACCGCTAGAGTTTTCTAGAAATTTAGTTACAGCATTTATGTTCTTCTCACACCACTCTTGCGTTTTCTCGCTATCGGGTATGAATTGTTTAGGGAAACCACTCATCGTTTTTCTTAGTTTTTATATGGGATTAAACGTCCATTTACGCGCTTGTAATATACGAAACCTAACGATTCATTTTTACTCACGTCTTTGTTCACTGCTTTATCGTATAAATCTATATCATGAATCAAGCACAAACCGAAGGCTATAGCCCTATCCGTGTTTCTCAACCCATAGTTAGCCAGCTCGTCTAATAATTCTATAAACCAAATATCCTCACAGTCTTCTTCTATGTATTTGTTCATAAATTGCTCCATAACAGCCTTAGTATGCTTATTCATTTGAATACCATACTTGTTTTTGTTTTTAGTCTTAGGGGAGTGAGCTGTTGCGGGTCTTTCTTTTAAGTACTTAGTCATCCCTTCTCTTTGGAAGTAACCAATAATACCTATCCTGGTATATTCCACTAACATAGAAGCCTCATAATATACAGCAAGTTTTAAACAACCATCCCAAAACTCTTCTGCAGTCTTAGGTCTTTCGGTGTAATCTGCTATGACGTAGTCACTTGCAATATCCGTATTATAGAAACGTCTGTAAATCAGCGCACTACCTAAAGAGTCTGTAGTTGATTCATCTTGATCATAACTATCAATACCTCCGATGTCTAATCCTTTAAGGTCCGTGCGAGGGTGAGCTAGTATTTTATACGCTCCATGTTTGTTAAGCGTAAACTTAACTCCATATCCAGAATCGTCCCAGTCAAGATCACCTACTTGTATCTGACCTTGTAATGATTCATTACTAAGTATCTCACTTCTCTGTGCGTTTATGTTCGCAACGTTAAACTTAGAGTTCTTAGTTTGTAAGAAAGCTTCTTCGACGGATAATGGATAATTCTGAAGTTCAAGATTGAAACCTTTCTGGTTTCCTGCGGCTCTAAGTTGCTCTCGCCGTAGCATGAGGGCTTTTGTCGCACCTTCGTCGTCAGATATTCCAGTAGCCTTGTCAAAGAAGCCATGGTAACACATAGATGCTGGTATAAACAGAGGTATAAGGTTATAAGCCTCTGCATTATAATACATGTCCATAAAATCTTTAGATGCTGCTTCAATATCTCCACCCGTTCCACCAATGATAGGTACACCATATTGGTCATCCCCATCCATGAAACAAGCTTTAGAAGACATGTAAGCATTAAGTAACTCCTTGAACTCACCAGCTTCCTCGAATACCATTACTGCTAAACGTTCACCTTTATATACTTCAGGGTTACTCATTGTACGGCAGTGTATAACAGACTGAAATCCTCCTGTTCCCCACTTACCTTCTTTATCTTTTATCTTATAACCAGATCTTAGTATCTCATCACCATCCTTAAGTACGGAATGTCTGAAACTACTCTGTTGATTGTTTAATCCTGCTTTTACCTTATCGAAGAATGATGTAGCAGTAACTTGTAGCCCCGCAGCGACTCCTACGTGGTTGTATGGATAGAATGTGTATTCGTGTGCCAGGATACCAGAGTTCATGTAAGAGAACCCCTTATCCCTAGCCTTAATAACAATCATCCCTTTCTCTTCACTCTTGCATCTATCAAATAAGTCAAAGTACAACTTATCCATATCTCGATACCATGGAGAGATTAGAGTTTTACGGGAGTTACCTTTTTCTCCAGTACTACCTAAAATTTTATAGAAATTTAAATAATAATAGTGCTTACCCGTAATACGATCCATCCCTTTAGGTTTGAATCCTTCTTTACATCTTTTAATCTGTTCGTCCCAGAATTCCTTAAACGCAATACTATTTGGGCTTAAGTCTGGTACTTCACCATGAATTATAGGAGCGTAACTTTTTATATTAGGCATTACCTTGGCTTTGAAGTGTCTCTAAGTAACTGAGTTCTCTGTTACCAGCAATAGTTTTCTTATCTCCACGACGCTCGATGGCATCTAAAAGTTTTTGTCGAGTGCCTAAGATTTTTTCTACACCGATCATGACCTTCTGTATGTCGGCTGCATTCTCTATGTTAATCTTAGTATTTTCTAGGAGTGTAGTATACTCGTCAAGTTTCTCGTTAAACGCTGCAAGTTGTGCTTCCAACGGATCGTATTCTAGTTCTATGTACTTACGAATAGCTAATGGCATTCGTTTATCCTTCGACCCTTTCCATTCATAGTCGCCAAACATATCCTTACTGATAACTCTCACTCTTTCAGCCTCGGTGTAATGTCTATAAGGGGAATCGTAATCAGCCATGTAAGCAACGAACATCAAAGCTCGCATACCTAAGTTCTTCGCCTTGATTATGTCAGAAAATTCTGGTATACCGTATATACCATCGTCATCAATTAGATCACCCTTCTTATTTATCTTGAGTAGGTACATACTTGGTCAATCGTGTATTCATTATAAAGATTCCGTGATTTATCGTTTCGCATATGTCTTCGGTTGGTAGGTCATCTTCATCTGTGTACTTAAATATAATAATGTTAATACCTCCACCAGAAAGTACGTACTCATTAGATTCTATTACGAATCCCATGTCGATGTAGTCTGATAATATATCTACTTCTAGATCTGGATCGACTGACTGAACCATAGCGGTTCCTACAATCTTTCCATTAGGCATTACCTCTATATCACCGTGCAATGTTTTAATTCGCTCCATCGTAGTCATTTAACAAAGATAATAATTATTTAGTTACACACAAGGTACACTTTTATGTAAACAAAAAAGGCCCCCATTAAGAGAGCCTTTATTGTTTTATATCAATTTAGTCGTGTTGTATACGTCCACCATCGCTATACTTCTTCTTAACTGTACCACCATGCTTCATCTTAAGAGTCTTAACCTTTTTGGTTATAGATCCACCACCAGCTCCTTTCCCTTTTAATGGGTCAGTCTTGTTAAGCTTCAATGGGACTACTTTAGCTTTAGGTTTAGCCTTCTTAGCATCTTTCTTATCATTCCATGCTACAGCATCTTTCCTATAAGCGTCGTAACCACCCTTATCTTTATACTTAGCCTGAACACCACTCTTGTTAGCATCCCAAGAAGTACGATAAGTAACACCTGTTCCTCTTTTAGTAGCTCCTGACTTACCACCTGGTGAAGCATGTTTCTGCTTAACTACTTTCTTTTCAGGTTTACTGTAGTCTTGAGTCATCACTTTTGAATTAGGTGTGTCTACCTTCTTCTTAGCAACCACTGGAGTAGTACCCTTACGTTTTGCTTTTCTCGCAGCAGCCTTAGTCTTTTTCCAGGCAACTGTTCTACCTAACTTAGTCTTACCCTCAGCAGAAGCTCTACCCGCCTTATTTGCAGCCCTTCTAGCTACACGCTTGTCTTTGTCTAACATAATTTCGTTTTAGTTTATACAAACATACAAATAAATTTTATTTGCTTTTATTGTACTTAGTCATGCTGAATGGTTCCTCCATTCTTATACTCCATATAACTCTTGTACTTCTTAGCAGGTTTTCCAGGTCCACCTCCACTACCATCAGGATCTATATAACTAACCTTATGAGCAGGTTTATTGTGGTAATCGCTAGGTCTTAACGTACCAGATAACTTCTTCTTCTTAGATTTAGCAGGTTTAGCTTTTGCAACCTTCTTCTTAGGAGTTACACTAGACACTGTCTTCTTCTTTAATGTTACAGTAGCCTCTTTAGGTCTCTTAAGAGTCCCAGAACGCTTCTTATCAGACTGCATTAAACTTCTATCTTCTGCAGCAGCCTTAGTCATAAGCTTTGATTGACTCTTCTTTACTGGTGGTTTGGTCTTCTTTGGCATAACCATATATGTTTAAGTGAATTACAAAGTTAACTAAATTAAATTTATAATATTTTAAATAATTTATAGGTATATGAAAGGGGAGGTATTACGCTAACAACCCCGTTGTAAAGGAAACTTTTTATACCCTACCCTTTGTGTGTCCCAAACCTTAGAGACTATCGTCTCCTACTTCACTTAATTAGTATAACAAGCAGGAGACTACGGCTGCGCCCATCTAAGGGTAATGGTAGTTATGGAGATGAGATACATACCCTTAGTGGATATGGTTGACTACGTTGATGCTACACGCATAATGTACCCAATCACTATGGAGATTTGTGGACTTGATGACTCATACGGAGACAATCCGTGTCAGTTATTTGGATTCACAAGTATTGAGGACTTCAATGAGGAGCTTGCCGAGATGGCAGGATTCCTTGGGAGTAATGGTATGCGTGCCTTAACAGCTCGTATAGTATAATAAGGACGGAGGCTAACGCCTCCTCCTTTTATTAATCAACTAATAACAAACAAATGAAACAAACAAACGACAAACAAGCTCGACGCTTGCTAAAGTTTATGAGCTACCTAATAGCTACTCATACAACTGCAGAGCTTAACGCTCTACCAACAGACCAAAACCGTCTTCTTGATATTAATGAACTAATGCTAAAGAAAAGCAAGTTCAAACCTTATCAAGACTTCCTTAAGCAGGAAGAGGCTTAATCATTACGGAGAGGGACTATCGTCCCTTTCTTTTATTACTTAGTAGTGTTAGGATTCTTATGTAGTACATAAGTTACTCCTCTGTAATTCCTACTAACCCTTGCCTTAACAAGCACACCAAAACTGTTACGACCTACGCATTATGTCGTTAAACTAGCTGTATTTAAACACAGGTGGTAGTAACCTTAGGCAGTATAGCCGACGCATCTACTACTTGTGTTTCTTTTTATTTAAAGTCGTAATCATACTGTCCTTGATGTGCATCTAAGCTGAGCTTGACTCGTAAGAAACTTAGTAATGTAGCGGAGGTTGACTTTCTTTTATTAATCTAATCTATTAGCTTATGATTATGTTTACTATTATCATAGCATTATATGCTATCATCCTAATAGCTTACGCTTTAGGTATCTTTACTTATCAAGTAACAGATAAGCACTACAACCCAATCGACTCTACAGTGTTAGAGTGGGAACGTAGCAAGAAGAAATAACTAGAGCCCTTCGGGGCTCTTTAAATTGATAGTCAATTCGATGAAAGGTTTTTGGGAGGGTTGTCCGCGTGCTATGCAGGGTACTATGAAGCGTACTATGAAGAGTAGCTACTAAGGTAGCGCTCACTGCGTTCGCTCAAACTACGTTGGGTTCTCTGTGTGCTGAGGCTAGCGCCTCTCTCTTTATTTATTTACTTGCCTCGTTGCAAGTGGTTGGGTCTCTTCACCGTGAAGAAAGAGACATAATAGAGCAAGTCCGCTTGGATAGCTCGCCCATTTAAGGGTTCATAGTCCAAGCACAAATTAGTTATGGGTTATCCAACTAAGGCTTCTAAGCCACAAAGTAAGCAAGACCGTTCAATCGACCGCAAGCTTACTAACACGCCTTCTGTTATATCATCCGTTAAAGACGGTGTAATGGAAGGTGTAGACTCAAACGGAGTCGCTTACACTAAGGACGTGTGTGAGTTTAAGTTTACGTTCCCTCAGTTAGAGGACATAAACTTTACGTACTTCGTAAAGCTGGAGGTTAGAGCCTCAGCTAAACGCATCGTTGATGAGTTCACTTTAGTGGATATTCACGGCGAGCCTAAAGTACGCAAGGACTCGTTCCTCGCTAAGAATGTGATACTTGCTATCACAGACTACGACGTAACAACAAAGACGCAAGTCAAACGTTACGAAACTTTAGATGCGTTTTATAGTACAGAGAAACCTGTACTAAAGGGTAGCTTGCAAAAGCTGTACACAATCTTCTCTCAACAAGAGACAGGATTCGAGTACATACTAAACCCTGATGAATTCGCTGAAGACCTTACAGGTAAGTCAGTTAATGTGAGCACTTACATCTCTAAGGGTAAGGCTTTCGTTACTAGTCCTGCGTATAACAAAACGCAACCTAGTAACAGACAAGAGGAGACTACCAACCGTAAGGTTGCTAGGGGACTCTGGTCGTAAGTATAGTGAGGTTGGGTGGCTACGGTCGCCCACCTTTACTTGATCACTATCATATGCAGAGTAGTCACGACATCTATGCATGGTATCTATGCAGAGTATTGTTCGTGATAAGTTATTATGTGTGTGTATGTGTGTGTAGAAG